GATCTGCCGGTGCAGGTGTTGGCTCTGCAGGTGTTGGTGTCGGATCTGTTGGTGTCGGATCTACCGGTGCAGGTGTCGGGTCTGCAGGTGTCGGATCTACCGGCGCAGGTGTTGGCTCTGCAGGAGTCGGATCTGCCGGCGCCGGATCCTCTGATCCTGAATCAAAATCACCGGAATCGCTGAAATCAGAACCGTCTGCTGTATACGCAGCAGTATCCTCTGCTGCAAGTACGGACGCAGGACCGGATAATGCCATTCCTGACATCAATGTCAGACATAAGAATCTGGTAAGATACTTGTTTTTCATATATCTAAATTGCTCCCTTCTTACTGTGAGCATGTCCTTACCCCCTGTTTATAAGGGCATACTGTCTAAATTACTTTTCACATTATTATGTTATTTCATAAGTGAATTATCCCGAAATATTAACCTGTTTTATTCTAGCATAATCATTTTTTGAAATCAACAGCTCAGGGCAGGTAAATTCCAGATTTGACCAAAATTCATTTTTTTGTCACATTTTAACCGAATCAAGTAAGTCCCCCTGCAGAAGTTGCGAAAAGCAACAAGCAGTGAGGAAGATATGTTTCAGAATGCAGGAAGGCTGTGCGGATATGATTTCCACACAGCCTTCCTGTATTCTTAGCGTATCTCTGTCAGGCTGCCTGAATGGCTCCTGCAAAGTTCTTATTACCAATGCAGATCTGTATCAGTCCCTGCACTACCTGAAAACACATATTCAGGATAAAGCGGATATCCTCTTCCACGCTGCGGAGCTTGTTGAGGTATTTCTCATGAGTAGCTTCGATATAATCGATCAGGGTGGGGAAATCTGCGAAGCGGATGGCCGGTTCCAGATATGCATGTGCTTCTCCCTGCTGTATACATTCTTTCAGTCTGTTCTTAAGTACTTTCTCATAATGATTATGCTGGCTGAAGCTTCCTGTATATGTTTTGTTATGAGGAAAGGTAAAATAATCCGCCATATAGTGGATCACTTCGCCGAACCGCCGCCAGTAAACTCTCTGGTTACTCTCATCCGGTCTGATATCTGCCAGTTCTTTCATCCGGTTCTTGACATCTTCAAATGTTCCGTAGAACTCGTGTCTCCTGGTGATAAAGGACGGTTTGATATCCGGCAGAATGCTGCCCAGGCAGAAAGCCTTTCTGTGAGACTGCAGGCTTGCTGTGGTCTGCATCTGATCCGCAAGGTATCTTGCTAATAAAATATGTGATTTTTTACGCAATTTTCTTCCTCTTCTTTCTTTTGAGAACCTATCATTCTTATATATGGGAACGAATAATAATCAACTTAACCAACATAGAATACTATAGCAGATTTATACCTGTTATTCAAATAAAATTTTTGTAAACTTTTTCACATTTTCAGGTCAGACAACTGTTTCAGTAATTCCAGGTCACTGTCCTTTACTTTCAGGTTTGTCTCTATCTTCTCTCCCTCAGGAGTGGTGATCGCAATTTCAATAATGCTTCCTTCTTTAAGCCCTTTGCGTGAAACTGCCTGACAGAATGCCGGGAACTTGGGATGATTGCTCTTAAAGGTGTTCCATGCGCCTGTGATCTTCATGATATTTCCTATATTGTTTCCTATGTTCATATGATTGTTGTGTCCTTTCTTATCTCAACTGAATATTCCTGATTCTGAGAACTGATGCATATAATAACATAATTCACCGGATTTGGCTATACCAAAAGCCCCCCAGGATTAACTCCCGAGGGCTTTCATACTGCTCATATTAAATTGTGATCACATTATTCAAGCAATCAGATTATTAATGGATTCTAACTCATATACAGTAAACGGATCAATGTCAATGCAACTGGATTCATCTCTGTTGCCAGAAAGATCCCATGCAAGAGTACCATTCATAACGGTACAAGCTTCTTTAAATGCATCAATATCTCTTAATGGCTTAAATATTTCTGCTTTCAAATCTTCTGTAGCATCATAATCTACAATCTTGCCATCATCAAAAAATACCTGCACATGAAAGTTATCCAATGGTATCACCTGTACTACTGTCGGAAAATATTCGTTCATATGATTTCCCCCTTTAGATAAGCGGATTAATTCTATTTAATGGCTTCATATCTTTTGCAAGTTCCCAGTTTTGCATCAGTTCATCCTGATGGATAGTACACCACGCCAATATAAGTCTAAGTTGTTTATTTGGTAATGAACCTCGAATCACTTGAATGTTATTAATATCTACTAATGCTTTTTGTCCATTATATTCTGCATGGAAATGTGGTGGCATATGATCATTATAATACATGGTAACACGTATTCCGTAAAACAATGATATTTCTGGCACTGCTCTCACTCCTGTTCATTTTTGTAAATTTCAGTTTCTTATGCTTGTATTATAATATAGATTATGTCTATTCAGCAACTTATTTTTTGATTCTGACAAAACAGATATAGATATCAGTGTAGCAGCAGTCATCTTATACTCATTTCTTCACAATATACAAAAGAAATAACCATCAAATTTCAACGCAAATGCTTTAAGGGTAAAGTTGTTAGGGTAGATGGTTTTCGTCCAGAATTTAAGGCTATATATAAGGAATTTCAGCATAGAATTGATTCTGTGAAGGACGGGGATGGTTATACGGATGACTGTTTTAGTTCCCTTCCGTTATCCTACTGTTGTGCTACCTGTTCCATTACAAATTCCACATCTATATTGTTCTTATCTTTATGCGCTGTATAAGTACGATATAAAGAATCTGGAATATAGGAAGATTTACATACTTCACAATGATATGATGTCAACAAGTTCCGTTTGTTCTTCCCATTTTCCAAATAATTAACAATTAATGATTCCTTTTTAGTTCCAATTTTGCATACAGGACACAGTTTTATATCATTCTTTGGAATTACTTTTATTACTGGTTTCTTTTTTATAGTAATAAGCCCACATACCTGTAGTTATACAAGTACATGGACTTATTCAGATGTTTAAAATATTCAATTGGCAATATCAGGCATTTACTGTGTGAAATTCCCTATTATACATTGTTAGATATATGTCATACCCCATTTTTACTCCATTTTCGCGTGAAATTATGTAAAAATACGGTAAGATACGTGAAATCAGTATTTCCTGCAAATCCCCTAAATATGCTCAAAATCCGGTGTTCCATACAGGTCGAACGGAGTTGACTGGTAGACATAGTAATTCAGCCAGTTTGTATACAGGTTGTTCGCATGTGCTCTCCACATAAGGAGCGGTCTGTTTTCCGGGTTGTTGTCTTTGTAATAATTCTCCGGGATTTCGATGGGCAGGTTTTTGCTGACATCACGTTTGTACTCACCGTCAAGAGTCACACGATCATATTCAGGATGTCCCATTACAAAGATCTTGCGGCCGCCGTCTGCCATTGCAAGGAAAAGCCCTGCTTCATCGGATTCAGCAAGCACTGTCAGTTCTTTACAGTTATGGATATCCTCGATGGGAACTTCCGTATGTCTGGAATGAGGTGCAAGGAACATATCGTCGAATCCGCGTACCAGCGGAATCTTACGGTTCATCACTTTATGCCAGAAAAGACCGAACATCTTCTTATCAAGTTTGCGTTTTTTCAGTCCATAGTGGTGGTAGAGTCCTGCCTGTGCAGCCCAGCACAGATAAATGGTGGAGGTAACATGGGTGTTTGTCCAGTCCATGATCTCTACCAGTTCCTTCCAGTAGTCTACCTCTTCGAATTCCATCTGCTCTACAGGAGCACCTGTGATGATCATTCCATCATATTTGTTATTTTTCAGTTCCGGAAATGTCTGATAAAATTTATTCAGATGACTCACAGATGTATTCTTCGCTTCATGGCTCTGTACTGCCATAAAGGTGACATCTACCTGCAGCGGTGTGTTGGAAAGGGAACGCAGAAGCTGAAGCTCTGTCTCCTCTTTCAGAGGCATCAGGTTCAGAATGAGGATCTGAATGGGGCGGATATCCTGATGGGATGCACGTGACTCATCCATCACGAAAATATTTTCTTTTTCCAGAATCTCTTTTACGGGCAGATCGCTCTGTATTTTAATTGGCATTATCTTATCTCCTGTTCTTATTATTTTATTGTTGTGCCATCTTCAGGAAATCTTCTTCCGAAAGGATTGGAATTCCCAGTTCTTTGGCTTTTTTATTCTTTGAAGAATTGGAAGTTGTGTCATTATTGATCAGGTAGTTCGTCTTCGATGTTACTGATCCGGTCACCTTGCCTCCCAGAGACTCAATAAATTCCTTTGCCTGTGCTCTGTTTGCAAAGTGCTCCACACTTCCTGTGATAACGAAATTCATGTTTCGGAAAATCTGCTCACCTGTCTTTTCTTCTTTCTTAACAGTCAGATGGCTCATCAGATGATCCAGTTTTCTGTTATTATCCTCGTTTGAAAAATAATCAGTCAGACTTCCGGCAATTACCGGTCCGATGGTATCAATAGAGCTGATCTCCTCTTTATCTGCATGGCGGATCTTCTCCAGATCATCATCAAAATGCCTGCAGATCACTTTTGCATTGGCAAGACCGATATTGGCGATTCCAAGGCTGTAGATCACCTTCGCAAGAGTAGTCTCCTTAGCTTTATCAAGGCTGGTCATCAGGTTCTCAAAGGATTTCTCCCCGAATCCGTCCATCTCCACGATCTCATCACGATGCTTTCCAATCTCAAAAATATCTCCGAAATCATGAATAAAGCCTCTTGCAATGAATTTCTCCAGTGTTGCTTCTGACAGTCCGTCAATGTTCATGGCATCCCTGCTTGCAAAAAGTGCAAAGGATTTGATCTTCTTTGCGGCACAGTCAGGATTTGTACAGTAAAGTGCCTCCACATCATTTACCTTCTGTATCTGTGTTCCATGGCCACATGCAGGGCAGGTATCCGGAATTTCCAGTTTACTGCTGCGTGTGAGGTTTTCTGCAATCTGCGGAATGATCATATTTGCTTTATATACAGTGATCGTATCCCCGATACCAAGCTGCAATTCTTTTAGAATGCTCACATTGTGTACGCTGGCGCGGCTCACAGTGGTTCCCTCCAGCTCAACCGGTTCAAAAACAGCCACCGGATTGATCAGCCCTGTTCTTGACGGGCTCCATTCAATCTCCAGAAGATGGGTTTCTCTGATCTCATCTGCCCATTTGAATGCAAAAGCATTTCTGGGAAATTTCGCTGTTCTTCCAAGGGAATCTCCGTATGCAATATCATCATAAAGAGCAACCAGTCCGTCCGACGGAAAATCATTCTCAGTGATCGCAGTTGAAAAATATTCCATGGCTTCATCCAGCGTTGAAGCTGTGACTTTCCTGTATTCCACTACATCAAATCCCTGTTCTTTCAGCCATTCAAACTGCCGGGCTCTTGAATTATGGAAATCAACCCCGTCGGCGCTTACCAGCGTAAATGCGTAGAAACGCACATTCCTGCGGGCTGTGATCTCATTGTTTAACTGGCGGACAGAACCGCTGCATAAGTTTCTCGGATTCTTGTATTTCGCATCAACGTCTTCTATGGATTCATTGATCCGTTCAAAGTCCGAATAGGTAATGATCGCTTCCCCACGCAACACCAGTCTTCCCTGATACGGGATTTTAAGAGGAACGTTCTTAAATACTCTGGCATTATTGGTGACAACCTCTCCTGTCACACCGTTTCCACGTGTAACTGCTTTGGCAAGTTCTCCATTCTCGTAGGTAAGAACGATCGTCAGTCCGTCCAGCTTCCATGACAGAAGCGTTTTATGTTCCCCGATAAATTCCCTTAGAACTTCTCTGTCCTTAGTCTTGTCCAGAGACAGCATAGGGGATTCGTGTTCTTCTTTTGGAAGCTGGTCAACTGCCTCGTACCCTACGCTTACGGTTGGGCTGTTTGCCAGAACAGTGCCTGTCTCTTTCTCCAGAGCCTGAAGCTCGTCGTACATCTGATCGTACTCTCTGTTGCTTATGATCTCTGTATCCTGCTGGTAATACGCCTTTGCTGCCCTGTCCAGCTTTTGCACCAGCTCTTTCATTCGCATGATCGCTGCTGTTTCCATTCTGTTCTCCTGTTCTGATCACTGTTTCACTTGTGGAAGATTCCAGTAAATGGTTCAGTTCTTCCCATTCCTGTGCTGTGATCTCTCTGTATTCGCCTTCTCTGATCCCGTCCAGAGTCAGATTCATGATCCTGATCCTTTTCAGCTTCTGTACCTCATATCCCAGATACCGGCACATTCTGCGGATCTGCCGGTTCAGTCCCTGTGTCAGAATGATCCGAAAGCTGCATTCTCCTGTCTGCACCACTCTGCATGGTCTGGTCACTGTATCAAGAACAGGGACTCCCTTGCTCATCCTTCGGACAAATTCCCTGTCCACCGGCTTATTCACTGTCACAAAATATTCTTTCTCATGATAGTTTCCGGCGCGCATGATCTTATTGACCAGATCTCCTTCATTTGTCAGAAGGAGAAGGCCCTGTGATTCTTTATCCAGTCTGCCCACAGGATAAACACGCAGAGGATAATCCAGATAATCTGTTACCGTCGTCTCTTCAAACTGCTGCTTTGTGCTGCACACGATCCCTCTGGGTTTGTTAAAAAGAAGCAGTACTTTTTTTTCATTTTTATGGACAGGTATATTGTCTGCACAGACCTCATCTTCCAGGCTGACTTTCTGACCGCTTTCTGCTTTTTTTCCGTTTACCGTAATCCTTCCCTCTTCGATCATCCGGTCGGCTTCCCGTCTGGAGCATATGCCTGCCTCGCTTAAATATTTGTTTATTCTGATTTTTTCGTCCATTGTTCTATTATATAATTTTTTGTACATCTTATCAACGGTGAAATTTTTCTGGAATTTTTTTCAAAAGGGCAGGAATGGGGAATCGCCTTGTATTTTGTCAGATTTTATTGTATGATATCGAATGACAGGATATCTTTTTTGTCACTGATTTTATCAAAAAGGAGGCTTTCATGTCAGATCATTTACCACGTACAAACCGGTGGCTGATCGCACTTTCTGTTATTCTGTGTCTGATACTTGGAGGAATTTTCACCCGTTCTTCCGCTGTGACTTCACAGGCAGATGCCATCAGCGATGCCGGAGCTTTCGTGTCAGAAGATCAGGATTCTGCGGAGTTTACTTCTGAGGAAACATTGACTGATAGCAATGATAATTTTACGGATTCTTCTTCCGGGAAACTGTTTGGACGCACTTCTTCAGATTCATCTGAAACTTCTCCGGGCGGTCCTGCATTAAGCACTGATATCTCGCCTGAGGCATCAGAGGGCAGCTGGGCTTCCAGCGGAAGTAACTGGATGTTTCTGGTGGATGATAAACCATACACAGGATGGTTCACAGATACAGACGGGAAACAGTACTATATGGATGAGACCGGTATTATGCAGACAGGCTGGACAGATATCGGAAAGAAGCGGTATTATTTTGATATGGATGGCATTCTGCAGACAGGGACTGTAATAATAGATAAGAAAACTTATGAACTGGATACAGATGGTTCTCTGAAAGATTATACACCAAAGAAAAAATCCTCGAAGAAGAAATCTTCAGGTAAGTCAGACACCTCTGACAAGTCCGGTACATCTACGGCAAAGAAGTCGGTCGCCCTTACTTTTGATGATGGTCCCAGTTCTTTTACAGACCGTCTTCTGGACTGTCTGGAAGAAAATAATGCAAAGGCAACTTTCTTTATGGTGGGTACTGAGATTGCCAGTTTTCCGGACGAAGTAAAACGCATGAAGAAACTGGGCTGCGAACTTGGAAACCACACTTATGACCATAAGGATCTGGCGACTCTTTCTTCGGATGAGATCAGTTCAGAAATTGCAAGAGTGGATGAACAGCTTGTAAATCTTACAGGTGAGGGAGCTTCGGTGGTCCGCCCGCCATATGGATCTGTTAATGATACGGTAAAATCAACTGCAGGAACCCCGATGATTCTGTGGTCCATTGACACCCTGGACTGGAAAACGCAGGATGTGGAATCTACGGTTGAAGAAGTCATGAATAACGTAAAAGATGGTTCCATTATTCTGATGCACGATATCTTCAGCACCTCTGTAGATGCAGCCGAGATCCTGATCCCGCAGCTTATCGAAGAAGGCTATCAGCTTGTAACAGTACACGAACTGGCTTCCCTGCATCAGACAGAATTATCGGCAGGAGTTACATACGGTGAATTTAATCGAATCAAGTAAGTCCCCTGCGGAAATTGTGAAAAGTAATAAGAACAGCAAAATCTCCAGCAGAAGCTGACAAGAACAATGTCAGAAAAACGGAACGTAAAAAATACAGGCAGTTACCACAAGGATAACCGCCTGTATTTTTTACGTTCCATATTCAATTTTATTCAAGTAAATCTCCTCTGATGTATCCGGTCTGACCGTCGTAGTCGATCTGAACCCATTCACCATCAGTACCTGTCTTCTGAACCTGATCACCTGCTGAGATCACGCCAAGGATATCAGCATCTGTGCTGGCTTCTGCGCGTACATTACATTCCTCCGAAGCAGTAAGCATCGTGCCATCTTCTGCCTCTGTTGACACACCTGCTTCCTCCCCAAGACCATTCAGGAATTCTTCAAGAGACGGATCAGATTGCTGTGCCTGATCCAGTTCATTCTGCACCTTCTTTATAAGAGCTGAAACATCACTGTCTGATAACTGTTTTTCCATATATGCGGAAATCTCAGAATCCTGTAAAGCTCCGTTATTGATCACCCAGTTTCCTTCGCTGTTCTTATATACATAGAACTGAGTCAGTGCAGGGGCCTTGGTCTCAACGCCCTGACAGATATACGAGAAACAGGCGTAAACCACGTAAGAATCATCTGTCATACCTTTCTTCGTGTACACATCGCCTACTTCATACCCTTCGATATAATCTTTCAAATTTGTGACTTTTGACTCATCAGACGGTGTGAAATCATCTTCCAGAGTCTTCAGCGTTGCAATATCTTTTTCCCCCAGAGCCTGATAATAGCTCGTGATCAATGCAGTAACGTCTGCATCTGCTGTTTCCATGGGATTGGCGTCTTCTTTCTTCTCGTCAGACTCCCCTTCACTTATCGGAGAAGAAGGAACATTTCCCTGGTCTTCGGATGTGGTTTTCTGTTCATCTCCGGAATTCCCCTTATTACTTCCGGAACAGGCTCGAATGCCGCAAAACAGGACAACCACAATTATCAGAATAGCTCCACCCAGCATAAAATACCGGAGATTATCTGATAACCATTCTCTAAAATCATCCAAGTTCTTGTCCTCCTTATGAGTTACCGTTTGCTCCGTTCACTGCCGCATACGATTTCTGACAGTTCCCGATTCTGATAACTCCTGTGATACAACGCACCGGAACTGTACATACGTCCCAGGCAGCACGCCTGAAGGGAATCGAACCCCCGCACATGGTACCGGAAACCACTGCTCTATCCACTGAGCTACAGGCGCGTATCTTGAAAATCAATCTTTTGAAACCTTTGTAAATACTGAAAAGTATTGATTTTACTGGCTTTAAAGCCACTTTATAAGAGATATTCAGTTGTCAAACTTGATACCTAGTCGTGTTAGTTTATACCCTTTTCACCCTATTAAATTTAATTCATAAGGGGGAATACTGGGTGAATTATAGTTCAAATTTATTCATAAGGGTGAACTATGATTGTAACTTGCCACTCAATATGGTATAATATATCTAGCACGTTATATATACTACCACATTTTTACTGAAAAGTAAAGTTTTTTATTTTGTATGGACAATTCGACAAAATGTTTATCGGAGGTACAAATATGACAATATCTAGGAGAGAAAAAGGAACTGGATCATGGGACACTGTTACTAAAAAAGGAATAGTCTATCAAAGGTATCGAAAAAAATATGATGGCATGAGTTCACGAAAGGAATTTACTGGTCGGACAAAGGCAGATGTAAAACGTAAAGTTCAAGAGTTTGAATCAAAAACTATGCATATCACAAATAGAGATTATTTAAAAATGACATTAGGCGATTGCATTGATAGTGTTCTTACTTCACTTGAGTCAACATTTAAAGCAAATAACTACGCCACATTACAAGCTACAAACAGATGTTATATTAAGACAAATAAAATTTCAGAGGTGCAAATGGGATTAATAGATTCTATATTGATACAAAATTATTATGTTGAGTTATCAAAAAAATATTCAGAAAGCACCGTCAAAAAGACAAGAACATTACTCAACACTGTATTTAATTATTTGATATCCGTAAATATAATGACATCAAATCCTACGAATGGTGTTAGAATGCCACATAAAACTAATTATGCTGTACAAAAGAAAGAGCATTCATTTTTGTCATTAGAGCAAGCCGATAGATTTAAAGAAGTTGCATTAATGAAAGCAGATGAAACAATTGCAGGCGTGAAAACAGGTGATTTTATTTACGGTAGAAATGCAAGATTTTGTTTGATTATATTGTATACTGGAATGAGAGTGGGTGAAGCATACGCACTTACATGGAAAGATATAGATTTTGAGCATAATACAATTAATATCAATAAAACAATGGAACGCATAAAAATAGATGGTAAGTATCAATGGATAGTTGATATTCCAAAGAAACCAGCATCTATTAGAATAATTCCTATGTCTACAGTTGCAAAAGAACAATTATTATATTTGAAATCAATTGAACCTGGGAAAAGTGCAGATAATGATGATGGAATATTTGTTACCAAAAACAACATACCGCCATCTCAGTCTACATTAACAAGAACTCTGAAAGCCATATTAACACGATCAGAAATAAATGCTGATGGGTTTGGACTTCACGATTTAAGACACTCATTTGGTTCAATGTTATTACAAAAAGGTTGGGAAGAAAATAAACCCGTGGACATTAAAGTTATATCAGAAATTCTTGGTCATGATGATGTATCTACAACTTACAACATTTATTTGCACATTATGAATAAACATAAATCAGAAGCAATAAATCTATTGTTATAAACTAAAATAAGGGAGCCATATCGTAATGATATGCTCCCATTTTTATTATAAATATATTGTATTTTTTATGTTATCAGACACCCATTTCATATATTTATCTTTAGGAATACGGTATGTATTTCCTATTTTGATTTTAGGAAAACTTTTCAATTTAATAAGATTATAGGTCTTATTTCTTCCTAATTTTAGGTGATTCATGATATCCATAGGTGTTAACATTTCTTCTAAATCAGACATTCAAATCATTCCTTTTTATTCTTATCCGTACTGCCAAATCCGCCATTGCGAGAAGTTTCTACTTTATCATCTTCTGTGATTCCATACTCCATGAATAAGCCTTGTACAACATTGTCAAATCTTCTAATTGTACATTCTTTATCTCCATTATTTTTCAGTTTAATAAAGATATGTCCTTCGTTATCGCTATAATAAAAATCCGAATCCACAATACCTGTTTGATTCATAAGATTTAATCCATATTTGAATCCTAATCCACTTCTAGGATACAGCATTAACACCCAATCGGTATTCATTCCGCATCTGATTCCAGTAGGAATTTTAATAGTTTCGCCAGGCTTTAAAGTGAATGTCAGAGGACTTACAAAGTCATATCCTGCGCTGCCTTTTGTTGCTCTTTTGGGTAGTGTAATTGCTCCGTAAATACTTTCAATCTCACGTCTGGTTGATGTATCTAATTCAGGAATATCAAATGTATCAAGCCAATCTTTTTCAAACTGTCCATATGTAACTTTTTCAAATTTTGCAACTCTCTTTGCCATATTAATATCTCCTTTGTGTATATAATTTGTTATAATTATTTTATTAATGAACTTGCATTAAGACCACGTTCAACAAGATATTGGATAGCTTTGTCACTGTCTTTGAAGTCCATAATTTCTTTAATTGTAGGTTTATATTCTCTCCAAGATGTTTTAATTTCTATATCTAAATCTTCTTTCCATTGTTTAACATTTGTGAATAAATCATCCCAAAAGAATAACTTTAATCCTTTTCTTCGCTTTGTAATTCCAAATGGAAGCCATATATCATGTTTTTGAATTTCTTCTTCTGCGTTATCCCAGTTGATATTAATTACGTCTGTGTCTGGATGACTTTCACATATCTTATGTGCGTATAAATCTATATTGAATGGACTAATAGAATTAATATGCACTTCTGTTGTTGGTATATAATATTTAAGCATTTTGTAGATCCTTTAATTTTGCCTGTGCTTCTTCATATGTAAAAAAGTATTGCTTACCAATGTCCTTTTTATTAGAAATATAAATAAAGTTAATTGTGTCTATATAGTATTCTTTTTTACTACTACATCCATAGTCATAACAATCATTACAATGGTTGCATTCATAACTATAGCCATCACGTTCTATTCCTTTATGACATTTCGACCATCTAAAATTAACATAATAAAGTGTTATATCATTACTTAATTTTATTGATTGTTTAATATTGTCAGATTGTTCATAATTTGCTAATTGGCGAGCAATTTTATTAAGAGTTTTCCAGCTTTTATTTTTGGCAAGCTGCTTAATTGTAAGTCCTTTATCAGATGGATAACCATCTGGGTGAAACAAGATATCCCCTTTTTCAGTAACGTAAGTTAATTTCTTCATTTATATCTCCCATAAATATTTTATATAGTGATTGCTGTCTAGTGGATAATGTCATATTTTCCACCATTTTATTAAGCATTTCCGTTTGTTCTCCGAGAAGATCTTCCATTGCATTAATCTGAACTGTTTGACCTTCTAACTGCTTCTCAATGGAATTTCTAAAGGTATCAAAATCAATTCCAACAATGGAAGTATTTGTTTCCTTAGTCATTTCATATTTTCCAGTCTTACGGATAGTCGGAAGAACTTCTGTTGTTACCCATAATCTGAATGGTTTTGCAATAGGTTTCTTACTTCTTAAAACTAAAGTATAGAATCCAGATTCACTAATAATATTAGCTTCACCTTGACGACCTAAGTTGAACTTAGACCGTTCATAAGGCTCTAAACTTGCCATTGCTACCGTTGGATTGCTATGCTCTAAAATCTTACACACATCAGTTGCAACAAACCAAGGCTCATTGTCAATTAAAACCATTCTAATTTCGCCAAAAGTTTCATTTTCAAATACTTGCAATTCATTTCTTTCCATTTGCAATTCCTCCTGTACTTGCATATTATTTAGTTCTCAATGTGCATTTGTAAAATATTGGAAATTTTCTGATTGACTAACCAGTAAGAATTAGATATACTAGATATAGTCAATCTGCTTCGGCAGTTTGGTGATGGAAGAGGTTTGTTGCTGTGGTAGGTGCTAACCTCTTCTTTTATTTTTCCTGTTGATATATGTCGTAGGAAATATTCTTTTTGATCTGAATTTTTCCATCAACAAAACCACTCATTAATACTTCTATAGCTTCATTAAGTTTAAAACCTTGCTTCTTACATTCAGCTTTAAAAGCATTCTGTATAGTTTCTTCAACAGGAGTTGCAAAAGTTTTTCTTGCCATTGCTTAATCTCCTTTACGATTATTATATTACTACTTATATACTCATTTGTCAATTAGTATTTTACTAATTCTTTACTTATTTCCAATTCATAAGCACTATCATAGTTGCTAAAATTTCCATTTTAGCAACTATTAACTACAAACAAATCATGCAATATGTAATCCTGATACTTTCAATAATGCTTCAAATGCGTTGATCAATTCCATACGCATTCTTCTTTTAGATGTAACACCTTTTCCACCTACTCTTATACTATCGTCCAGGCGTGTTCTGTATTTCTTTCCTTTAGCATCTATAACCATATCGACTTCTTCTATCATTCCATTATCTAATTGCATCCGCATAAACGTATGTGTATATGGTTTATCTGTATATTCTATAAAACTTGCTAAGTTCTGCATATGTATATCCTCCATCACTCACATTTAAAACTATCTAATACGTTCTTTAAATTTTCCAACTGATTCTCTGCTTCTGTTCTTGCGTATTCGTCAACAAGAAATTGTTTTCTTTCCTGTCGGCATCCTTCCAGAATACCCTGTAATTGTTCATCTGTACTGTTAATAATAACAATTTCCGCTGTTTCCCAGTCCTCTACTTCTTGTGATTCTCTTTCTTTAAGGTAACGCTTGTATAAACCACGTTCATGTAACTTCTGTTCTATGTCGTTATCAGGAATAGGATCGTCAATCCAATTCCGCATACAGAAGTGAATTAGTTCTATCGACTTTCCGTTATATGTAGACATATGGAAACTGTTTCCACCGGCTACGTCATACCACATTGTTATAATTCCATTTTCGTCCATTTCCACAATGTAACGCAAGTTTTTATTCTCTAAAGCTTCTTTATATGCTTCGATTCCTTTGTTGATAATTCTTTCTTTATTCTGTTCAATCAGTTCTAACCATTCTCTGTTAGTCATTCTTACACCTCCAAAATTTTCCACTAAAAAAGGAAACTAAATTGAATTAGTTTCCTTTTAGTATTCTCTGTTATTCTATTCTTCATCATATCTTTCATTAATGACATCTATAATATCATCCAGATACATTTCTTCATTGTATGTTGATTGATTAGAAATTTCTAATATTTTATTATCTATATCAAAATTAAAATAAATACCGTAATCAATTCCTCCTGCATTAATTGTCACTGTCCATTCATCAATGTTATTTACTCCGTTATTTACTTTATTCAAACAATACGCAAGTGAGTTTACACTCCTTTCAATATCCACTGAATATCTCATGTTTATTTCCTCCTATTCTCACATTCCATAGAAAACACTTTCTTTCCTATGTCTATCACGTTCAAAATCTTCTTTGACATAATCCCATCTTATAGCGTTCTCTATAGCGTTTAATTCGTCCATAGACAACTTTTTGTTTCCGTTCCATATGTAGATAGGATTGACTTTAAAACGTATGTATTCAAGCGGTAAATCGTATTTTTCCACTAGCAGCTTATAGAATTGTCGTTTGTTCATAATATTTCAACTTCTTTCACGTTCCATGTGATTCTTGTTAAATCATCAGAAATTTTTCCATCATAACTCTGATGTGTAGAATCCCATACAAGTTCTACTGTATCATCTGGACGGACGCAAGCCCATAAATGAGCATGATTTACTTTTGTGATACAGATAATTCCTGTATCTTCAAATGTTCTATGCTTTTCTGCTTTTCCCTGTTTTAATAATTCCATTGCTTTCTCATAATTTGTCATATTTTTTAACCCCCATCACGTTCTGATCTGTTTATATTATTGATTATATTACAATGCTTTTAATTTCACAACACCATTATATATAGTAAATTTTCCGTATACATAATTGTTTTGTGTAAAATCGTGGTCGTAAACGTGCCATAATTCCAATTCAGTGTTACATTTCCATCTGTTCTTATTTAAGATGTCGCAAATTTTCTTTGCGCTTCTATCCGAAGCAAAGAAAGCATATGTTTTTGAATGTAGATACTCTGTTCCCTTATTTGTCATTGCAATTAATTTCATGTTATCAATTCCTTCCTTATTATATAGTATTATATAGTGATCTGTTTAATTGCTCAATTGGCGTATAGAAATATTTTCCATACGCCTATCAACAGTCAAACGTTGTTATATATTCTCATTATTTCCATCATTATTTCCATCATTAAACCGTATTCTGTAAGATTATCAGCAGAAATAACAGAAGATTTTCCGCAAACATCAATCCTTACGCCGTTTGCAATTGGACTATATTCTACTGTTACTCTGTTTCCGTTTGTATACGGATTTTCTTCTAACATTTCATTGAGTTTGTTAATCCATTCCATTTTTTTTCCTCCTGTTCATTCTGTTAATTCTTCTATTGTTTCACACAATCTTAATATTGCAGCCTTGATTGTACTGTTTCCATTAAGTTGTGACAGTTCATGGTATAACGCTATTTCCGCTTCTTCTCTGTTTTCTTCATCGTCATAACCATCAGAAAGACAATCAACAATCTTTCTTGCTAATTCTGAACTATTCATGATTATTTTCCCCCCTTGTGGTTTAATGGACTTTCCAACATTGCCAATAATAATCTTCTTTTGTCGCAATTTCTTCCGCAATCATATCAGGATTAAACATTTGCGTTCTTCTGACAAAGTCTTCGTACTGTTCATTAAAATCATCACAATATGTAATTTCTTCTGATAAAATTCTACCATCATCACTCGCATATTCATAAATAACACTTGCTTCATCACTATTGTATGTTTCCAAAAATTTATTAATTGTTCTGCCGTCTTCTGTTTCTATTAAATAATCTTGTAAACATTCTTTTGTAATTTTAAATTTTACTTCTCTTTCTACATCCAAAGTATCATCAATATAGTTACAAATTTTTAATTCTACAAACTTATTCATACCAGTTTACCTCCTGTTAAAATGTGAATTTCAACTTGTTATTCTTCCGCTAATTCAACACAAATTCCAGGTGTTGTATCATTTTCTGTATATGGGAATATATAAATTATGTCTTTGTTCATAATATTTTCTGGAATATCTAGCTCATTGTTATATCCTTCGCAATAAATAATTGGATTATCTTCTGTTTCCCAACATTGAATTTTTATATATCCTTCAAAATAAACACCGCTTTCCATTAATGTTCTTAATGTCATAACCTTATATTCTCCTATTCTTCCATATCCTGATATGCAAAATTTAAACGTTCTTCTAAATCTTCAATGCTATCATGTAAACTGATCAATGTTTCATCATCTGCATTATTTTCCAGTGCAAGTTTATATTCACGTTTTAAATTTGCAAGTGCTTCTTTTAACGTGTTTGGTTTCTCATACTGTCTATACATGATTTACCTCCTAAAATTCCGCTTTCAGCTTTCCATTGTACTTTTCAGTGTATTCAAATTCAGGCTCACCAAAATAAAACCCTGTTACTTCTGTACTAATACAAAGATTTGTTGCCTTTTCGATTATATCCGACATAATAAAGGTTGCATCTGCTTCTGATGAATAACATCCATACACAACTTTTTTATATGCGTATGCGTCCCCTTCATCATATGTAATAGTTTTGTTTTTCTTATCTTTAATTATAAACATATTATTTCCTCCTATTTAATCCCGTAAAGTTCCAGTAATTTCGATTCTATAAAATCTGTCCATCCGTATTCTTCGCCATATGTATCAACGTATTCTATCGCAATGTCTGCACAATCTCTTGTAAGTTGTGCGATATCAACGCTATCTTCACTATGCACTTTATTTTCCGCTTCTAGCTTTTTATAAACACGTATAGCAAGAATAGCGTTAATAGCTATATCCGATTCACGTTCTGTCGTTTCTGGAATGATTTCAGCTTTACAAGCAATTACACCAGTTCCAATTTTTACAGAAAATAAATCAAGGTCATTAAAACTTTCCACATTCTCTATAACATTCCCATTGCATACAGTAGCAACGTTACAATCGTTTGAACATGTTTCCAGATGGATAACTTCAGTTCCATAAAGCTCTGAAATTTCTGGATATTTCTTTAAGAGTGCCTTATATGTATTTCTAAATTCTGTATATGTCATAATTTTCACCTGTTTAACCTTTCTTATTTAATCTCTATGAACATCTCAATAGGTGCTGTTATAGTTGCATCTTCACAAGTTGCGGAAATAACAATTTCTCCGTCCTTTGTGATTCTGTAGTTACCTGTATAAATGCATTCAATCGAATGCACTTTGTCGTTATTACCATAAATAAGTTTCTGTCCTTTTGTCATGATGTTACCTCCCCATTAAAACGTTGATTGTTTCAACGTTCTTGATTAACTGTTTACGTGTTTCTTCATACTGTTTTGACATTGCTTTAATTTCTGCAATGTTTTTTTTGATAGCTGTCGTGTATGAATTACGACGGAATAACTTTTTGATCATTCTGTACACCTCCTCACATGCACCGACAAACCAAACCGCCTCTTGTGCGGTTACGTTTCAGAGTTGCTAACTCTTTTTCAAGAGTGTTTGATCTTTCGATCAGGTCAACGGGTACAGACTCCTGATTCCAGAAGTCGTAGCAAGCGGAAATTTGACTTTCCACTTCTGAAAGCTCTTTCTCAAGAGCGTTGATAGTTGCATATTCTCCAAAATATTTAATCATGGTATATTCTCCTTTTCTTATTCTCTGTTTATAGGTACTAAAAAGCACACAAGCGTTATTTACTTGTGTGCTATGTTACTGCCTATAAATCAATGTAAGTTTGGATTATATATTTCTGCAATTTCCATACATTGACTGCAACAATTACATTTATATTCACATGTTGCACAATCCTCTGAAACACTTTCTTGCTGTTCTAATATTGCATTTTCATAATCATTCATGTGTTTACTTCCTTAAAACATGGATTTCATTTCATTTCATTTTATTTTGTGTAATACTTTTGAACGTCTATCGTATCTTCAAGATCACACATCTTACAACCTTTTACGTTGTCGAGTTCTGCTTCAATATCAACGGGAAATGCAAGACTTTCAAAGGTTTCTTTGCACTCCTGTAAAATCTGGGACTGAATTGTTTCGGGCAACTCACATACATAGGTATGAGCTGTTATCTTTGTTTTTGTCATTGTTATACCTCCTGTTTATTATGTATTCTCTTTTTGCTTTCATTTTTGCAAGCCATTGTATGAAGTCAATTCAAACACTTTCAACTACTACTTGCTAATCAGGTACAAGCCTTTCACGTTTGCCCGTTGAATTTATGCCCTGTGCTTCGATGTCTTGCAAAGTCAAAACAAAAAAGCAAGTATTTAATTGATATAAGATCAACTCTGTACTTACTCGAAAAGTTTGGTCATCACAATCTTTTATTTATCTGACTTTTGACTGTCAGGGGAAATTGTTTTGTACAATCATGTGTATCATCACTCCTTTTTATGGAATCAAGGTTAATTTGTTGCAATTCGTAATTTGTAACTTGCCACTTCACAAGTTATATATCAGATTAATTACAATCATATCTTTCATCACTCCTTTACTTTTTGCTGTATGTTTTTATATACCGTAATTGCCAACGGTTGAGTGCTCCACTCATTTTTATACTTGCTTTTGCTATCGGTTAGTTTTTGCAAGTGAGATACATTTGTATTACGGGAGTGTCTCCCCCGATTTCTATTTTGATATACCAGATAGAATTATATAGATAACTGGTATGGTATAGGCGATACCGCTATATTCAATTTTTCAGGAATGCCCTTATCAACTATGTATCAGATTGTAAAACTTACATTAATATACAGGACTTATTGACTCTGCCTATATAAGATATCTTGTGGTCTTATTGACTCTGCCACAAGAAACTGTATTTTGTTTTTTATCTCTGTCCCTCTGTTGATGGTATTACTATACCATAGGGTACCCTATTAGTCAATAGGTTACCCTATGATTTTTTATGTTTGTGAATTGTGTATAATTTACATATTTGTATAGGGTACCCTATTAGTACAATATACACAAATGTCAATAGAAAAGTTGACAGGATAAAGCTATAATGTTAATATGTAATACTACTCTTACACCAAAAAGAAAAAGAGAATTATTACATATAATAAATAAAGGAAGGTGTAAGAATTATGGCATATAGCCCAAAATCACAAAAAGATTATAATGATAGATGTACAGTTGTAAAACTTAAATATACACCAGAAGAAACGGAAGAATGTGCAAGAATGAAACGGTATGCAAAAGATAATAACATACCAATGAGCGTATATATCAAGAAGCTAATACAGGATGATCTTGACAGAAAAGGTTATAAATAAATATATGATAGACGATAAAATAACAAAAGAGCACATAGAACATTTAAGAGACATAAACTATTATGATGCTTTAAAGTTGTTTGATAATGGAAATATACGTTATTTATATGATGATTTATTTATAGAGTATATACACCATATAATAAGGAAATGTTTATTTATAACTGACACTGACAGCATAACAGATATAATATATAAATTTTTTATTGTATCTGGTAACGTGTCAAGATGTTTAGATATGCTTAGATATAATAATATACAGTATAATCAAAAGTTATCAAATGGAAGATATAGAGTCAATAAAGAAGATATATACAACGCCTTAAATAACGGAAGATGTGCAGATATAGAAATAGATTTTGTTGCACATTTATTATGGTATGGAAGAAATTACAATGAATTAAATAGTTATATAGATACTATGTTGTCAAAGATAAAACAGTTGTATTAGCCACATATAATAGGAAGTAACACAAACAACCTATTGTTATCATGTTCAAAATGTACAGATAGCCTTATAAGCGTGTATTTGACGTTTTAAGGGCTTTTATATTAGATATGATAATTATATAGGGTTATGCGCTTAAAGTCGTTTATAGAGCGTTTTACAAGGTCATTTTGTAAGTATGATATATTTACAATCGTATATCTGGACTGTTTGAAACGTGCAGCATGATGATATTTTTGTATCATTTTAATATGTTTTTAGGTGTATTTTTACGTCAAAATGTGCGCTATTTTATGCAAGAATATTGTATATTTATACAGTTTGATTGATGTATTTTTATGCAAAATTTTGTATAGAATAGCGTTGTTTTTTGTGTGCGAATGGGTAAAATATTGCGGTAAAGTGTGAGTATTTTTATCTGAAATGTGATTGAAATGTGATATATTTTTATCTGTTTGGCGTGTGGTTTTTTATCTTGTTTAGAGTGTAATTTTATCTGTTTTTATGTGGTATTTTATGTCCTGTTTTGAGATAATTTTATTGTGATCTGCTGTTATATTTTAATGCCTGGATGGTGCTAGAATGTAGTATTTACAATGGTTTTATAGGATGTAGCTTGTATGATATGGTGTGGTTAGTGTAGATATATTGTGCGTTGTATTATGTGGTATTATGTTAGATTATGTGAGTATGTATTGTAGTATATTGTATAGTATATTAGAGGTATATTATAATAGTAATATTATGTGGTATATGAGCGTGTGATGTATGATATATCATGTATGTATATTGTAGGTTATATGTGTGGTTATTGATATATAATGTATATTATATTGTATATTATTGTGGGTTTATGTTTAGTTGTTTGATGGTGTTGTGTGAGTATATTGTGTTATATTAATATGATTTTATATCGTGTTTGGAGATGTGATCTTGCTATCTGGTAGAGTCTGCTGTTGTGCGTCCAGATGGTTTTATTTCGTCCAGATTTTTGTGTTATGTCCATGTAGTTTTAAATACCATATATTATGAATAATCCATGAACAAAATATGTATAATTTATGTATTATTTATGGATAGATTATGAATATATAACAGTGAATGAATTATGAATATTATGTATAGATTATGTATCAAATATGAACAAATTATGAACAAATCAAAATAGGAATGATTCCTATTATCCTATGCACGAACCCCGTGAACGGTCGTTTACTTACAATTGTATCAAATCCATAAATAATTTAAAAATCCTATCATATTTTACTATTTTTTCAAATTGTCTATACAATTCAAAATTTGCCATCTCCGGTCTATCTCCTGTTATCCCGTCCGTGATCGCAGTCCAGAATATCCGATAAAATTTTAGTTTCATCACAAATTTTTTGTCTGATGCACCGCCCCCGTGTTTTATCTAGTTACAAAAATGTCAAATAATAACAAAACTTGACTTTTTTACACTTCCCACAAAAGTGCAAAAGTTAGTTTTATTCAACAATAGCAAGGCATTTCGGGGATTGCATAGTTTACTATTTTAATCCATTTTTGATTCTGTTTTAGAATGTATACTAGTATAACGGGGGATAGTTTACATTTATAATTTTAATATGATATTGTCATATTCACTGATGAGTTCAACTCACACTACTCGTCCAAAAATCAAAACTGGTAATCCATCATCCCACACTCGCCTCCAACAGAAAAAATTCTCACCCTCATACCACCTCACAAATTGCACCAAATCTACGCACAATTCACCAAAATAATCAAAATTAGTTCGAGACAGAGTTCGACCGCACCCTTACATATCAACGCAAAATAAATTTTCTGACAATTTAAAATCACCAATTTTTACACAAATTACCTACTCCAAATCACAAATTCCCTTGCAAACTCTAACAATTTACGAAGTCCTCTCGAAGTGATACCTAATTATATATCTCAAGATCATAAACTTAATTTAATTTTATCATCCTGCAATAACCCAAATTACCTTACCACATCTACCTAAAACGCAATAATCATTTCCTATTAAAAGTACACATCACTCTCCCATATCAATCAAAATTCTCACTCAAAATACCTATCTCGAAGTCCGTAATCTTACATCATCAGGAAATACCGTTCTAAATTGTGTCAAACTTTCACACAATTCTAATCACAAAAATTCATTCAAAAATACATCACAAAAAATTTTGAAATGCCAAAGTGACACCTCAAGATACAATCATTTCAATTTCATATTTATCTCATATAATCTACAACAAAAATCTCAAGCAGAATCTCAAACAGAGAATATTAGATAGAAAGATAAGATGGGGGTACTTTTACATCCACAAAAAATCACTACTCTCATATCCCACCTATCTCTAAATTTTAATCCATTAAATAAAAGAATAAATCCATAGAAACATAGAAACATAAAATCTTCTCATAAATAAGAGAAATATAATATGTAACCAAAGTAACAAATTTATAAAATCAAAAGGAGATACCAAAATGGACATTACATTCACATCATCTGAAATCTACAAATTACTTCATCCAGTAAAGCAACATTCAATCCTCTTTTCGGCAACATTAAACAAAATCAAATCCATAACAAATAAATATCTTGCCGATAAGAGAATATACATATCAGAAATAACACCAAAATCATATTTCTATCCCTCAAGAGGAAATGGTAAATCAATCAGAGAGTTATGTTATTTTATAAAGCTAATATCAGATTCAGAAAAGAGCCAGTTTTCATATAACCCATATTCACCGGAATACACAGTGCAAAATTATAAATCTGATATGGAGAATTTATATAAGAAGATAATATCTGAAAAGATACTGAACTCATATGAAACACAAAATAACTCTACAAAACAGAAAAGTAATAACAAAGAAGAAATGAGCTGCTTAAAAATTATTGCCGATAAAAACAATATAAATAAGAAATTTCACAAATAAAGGAGATCAACCATTATGAGAAAATCAAAAGACGACAAAAATAACACAACTACTACTATCACACCATTGACATCTAATGAGACACCAATTGAGATTGCATTACAGATTGACAAAGATGGAATGACAACGGCAAGTAAACTATATGCTTTCTTAGAATTATTACCATCAAATTTTGCTAGATGGTGTAAGAAAAATATCGTAAATAATAAATTTGCAACTGAAAATGAAGATTATTTCCCGTTCATCATGCAAGAAGAACGAGATAAACCAAAAAATCCAAAACCAAAAACAGACTATAAACTTACATCTGAATTTGCAAAGAAACTTTCAATGACAGGTAACACTGAAAAACATGAGAAAGCAAGAAATTATTTTATTGCTTGTGAGCAAGGATTAAAAATCGCTACCGCTAAATTACAGGCAAGAAATGATGATATTCAAGCTTTAGCACAGAGTGTAAATAATCTTGTACAAAAGATTGATAATAAATTTGATTCATTAGAAGCTAGAATATCTACATTAGAAAACACTACCCCAAAATCATTACCAAAGAAATAACGGTTCACATACTGGCAATCCAAGATGTTTCCTAAATATCAAGCATTAGCAGAATATTTTGAAATCCAACTGAAAGATCTCTATAAGAATCTATATAGAGAATTTCAGAATATGTATCCTGATATTGAGCTAAACCAGATTGTAGATGATTATTGCTACGAGAATAAATTAGAAACTTGTTACACCTTAGACGCAATAGAACACGATAAAACTGTAAGAGTATTATTTGAGCAGTTAGTAGATACTCTTTTGGAGAAATATGATTTAGTACTTCATAAAAAGAAACTTGTAGTGTCAACAACTTTTGACACAAAATAATTATCCTTTATGAGAATAAATAAAAAATATACCAAAAATCAATTTGAAGGGAGAAACACATAAATGTTCAATAAGACCATTACAATTGAAAATCGCAACTCAAAATATAATAGATTACTGAAAAACTTAGCCAACCAATCAACTGATACTATCATGGAATGGAAAACGTATTTCAAGAAATGCAAAGTAAATCCAAAATGTAACACTGACTATTTCATAATGGCTATTCAAGTGTGTGAAGATATTCTAAAAGAAAGAAGAGAGAAATAATACATATGACCGATTTAGAGAAGAAATTAAACAAGATTTACAATTATGCCGATTTAATTCATTCGGAGAATCTACTAATACTATCAATTATTGGCTCTCTGTTAAGAGAATCTGATAAACCAGAGATTGAAAAATGTATCAAGACTTATATTCAGCAAAGAGAAAATATTCAAAAAGGAGTATACGAAGATGATGTTGAGATTACACAATAATACAAGCAAGATGTGGTTTTTAAAATATATTTTATTTATGAATGTAATGAATAAATAAAATATATTTTGTCTGTCTTATTTAAAAGTAGTATATCTTCTTTCTGTTCAGTTTAGGACATCCAGTTGATGTCTAATTTCTAAAATTGAAAATCATACAGCACCCAGGTGTCGTAAACTGAACG